CACGATAAAGCAAATCCGCGACGTGCTTGTCAATCTGTGCGATTGCTTCACGTACACGGGTTTGCTTTGACTTCCGAACGATTTGTAGTTTCGGTCTACGCAGGAGCGGAATCATTCAACTTCGCCGCAATTTCTTCGATGATGTCCGTGCCATCTTTCAAAAGATAACGAGCAAGGTCAGCGCGCATACTGAGCATTGGCGACAACGCTTCTTTGAGCACTTGCTCGCGTACCAGTGATTGAATGAGTGCGTTGCCTTCCTTCGTGCGCTTGATATTCGCCACGCCCTCGTTGCCCATCGGGTCCTTGCCTGCGCTCGAACGAGCAGGACTGGCCGAGGTGGGATTCGGTGGCCCTGCGGGAGCCTGCGCGTTGTTGACCTTCGTTGCCCCGCTATTCGGCTTGTCGCCGGGTTTGGGACCGTTGCCCGCCTGTTGTGCCGGAACGAGCTTATCGCCCGCCACAGGCGGCGGAATGGGCACGTTCTGGAACGCCGCCGACTGCGGCGGTTCCTTGGCCGTGACTTCGGCTTGAACGTCCTGGGCCATCGTCGTCGATGGCACGTGCTTGCCGTCCTGTCCGTACACGTGCGCGATGGAGAGCCCGAGCAAGGCTTCTTCCACGATTTGAGCCCATGCATCTTCGAAGTCGTACGTGCTGATGTTGAGTTCTTTGGCCGCAAGCGAAGCCGTCACAGACTTCGGCAACCACTCCATCGCCTCGGCGAGCGCGAGGTCTTTGAGCTTCGCGCTACGATCTTCTTGAGCAATCGGCGGAAACATAAACTCAATGATTTCACGCGAGTACGATTGCGTGCGTTTGATTGCCGCGATTCGTTTTTTCTGTTTCGCGTTGATCGGTTTGTTGTCGTCGGGATTAGCAAGAGCTTCTTTGGCCGTACGATTCACATTTGCGAGCGGTACGGGTTTCGGTAATGCTTGCGTTGCGCCATTAGCCGACGCCATTGCGACTTGGTGATTTTGGTCCTGCGATTTTTGATTCATCGCAAGTTGCGTTTGCTTATCCGCCTGTGCCTGTTTGTCGGCGTCGGATTTTGCGGTTTCCATATCTTCCATGACTTCATCGCGATTCTGTTCGTCCGGTGAACGTGTCGCGAGACGACGCACCGTGTGCGCGTCTTTGAGAAAGTCATCAGAATTGATTATTTTCGCGTCGATTGCATTCTGAATGACACGATCTGCTACCCTATGGCAAATTCTTGAAATGAGTGCTTGGCGTGTTTCGTATCGCTTGACACCTGGGCCAGTCGATGCGAGCACCGAGGAAGATGAGCCGCGCGCAGTTTCTCCAACCAACTCTTTTGGAGTACCGACGCCGATAGCGCAGAAGTTCATAAGAGCTTGAACGTCGCCCATTGCTTCGCCGCTTTTGATTGTTGAAGTTTGGGGCTTGAGTTGAATCGCTTTGTTGTGAATGAACGTCGAGCCGGGTTTCCACGGGTCGGGCAAATTGCCCGCAGTAAGCGAGACATCATCCGAAGACGTTTCGATGTCCCACACGAATGCCGCTTCGAGTTGTCCTTTGACAACGCGCGCATTCATGAGGTCTTTGAGACGCTTCAGCCAACCGAGAATAGAAAATAAGTCGCTTCGTCCGCGCTTTTCCCAGGGCGAGACGTTGATCTTCCATTGATCGTATACGTCGCAAGGAATGTGGCGGATAACGTAACGCACCATATCAACTTGGCGCGTTGGTCCGACACTGCTTGCGTAGTTGTTTTGATATGGCGTACTATACTGTTGATGTGCATAGTACGCTTTTTCCATATCTTCGGGATCGGTAATAATGTCCCAAATGGTTGAAGGGTCAATCGTACGGAAGTCGGTCGCGCCCTTCTCCGGTGCATCATCGTAGTATTCAATGAATAAATCCCCCGCCCACCAAAACGCCGTCATGATGTCGGACAACTTTTCGTAGAATTTTGTACGGTCTACAAACTCACGCCACACTTCGTCAACGTCAAAGTTGGTTGCGCGATGGTCGAGTTCGCGACCGATTGTGTAGTACGTCGTTAAATTGATGAGTTGCTTTGCAAGCGGATTGTGATTGTACGCTTCAAACGCTTTCGCGTGTTGGTCAAGGTAAGCGTGTAAATACAACTGCTTTGACCACGGGCCACCCATGAGCGGAATGTACGTTGCTTCGGGATTCTGTCCTTGGCCGTACGTCGTATTCGCGTAGTCTTGAAACGAACCGCGACCAGTGCCGGGATCATCGCCGTAATCAAAGCCGCCACCAGTAATAGTCGCCTCGCGAATGGCGTGCGTCGTCTCGTTGGTAAGGCGTTCGTTCAACACGCGCGCGGCAACAGCTTCGATGCTATCGTTGCGTGACTCGTCAAGCGACTCGCGTAGCTTCCAAGGCGGGTCGATGGAAAAGTATTGATTTTCGAGAAGCGCCCACGTTTTATCGGCGTGGTCGAGCGTTTCGAGAAGTTGATCTTTGGAGTTGAAGCGTTGCAGTCGGTACGATTTGCCATTGGACGCGACTTCGTACAACTGGCCCGTCACCTCGAATGGTCGCCCCATTGGGTCGGTGGATTTGGTGAAGTCGAATACCGTAGAGCTTTCGTCGAGTAGGCGCTCGAACTCGGAATCGGGATTGTACGCCTCGGCGTTGACGGTCTTGTATTCCGGGCCGCGCCGCTTGCGTGTAGGCGTGAGAGTAATCGTCGGTGCCTGTACGACACCAAGTTTGAGCAACGTGTTTGCTACCATATCGACGATGTTCAAAACTGTGACCCACTTTCCCAATCGCGACTATACAACAAACGTGCTCCGCTTTTCGGCATTAAAGTTTGAGCTTTAACTAATCCGGCCCCGTACCGATTCATTGCAACGTAAGAGTACGTGTTCGCGTGTGCGTAGTGATCGGCCCCGAGCTTTTTCCAGTAAGTTCGCTTGAGAACGCCATCATCATCCTCCTCGGACACGCGAGCCATTTGCGTGTGCTGATAGAAGAACTCTTTGAGCGCCGCCGCCGACCTGTCGTTTGGTTTTGGAAACGCAATTTCGGTACGAAGCACTTCTTCAACCATGCCGTCAATTTGCTCCGTACGGTTTACCGATACTTTCCATTCTCGGTTTTCCGACGCCGCGTTGAGCTTGGGATCGGTCCATGCGTTGTCGCCCGATTGAGTTTCAGAGTAGTAGCAGAGGTAAACTTTGCCCGAGTTACGCGCCGCAAAATGTCGGGCCGAATGTTGGTTAGGTGTGCCGTCGATAACACAAAGTGATACGTTATAGACTTGCATAAAATAGTCGAGTTCTTCAAACTCTCGCACCTTGCCGATGAATATGACCTGCGGTTTGTTTGTGAATTGCTCGCGCTTGCGAATAACGATATGAAGTTCGTTGCCCTTTTGATCGACGCCCATGTACGTTGTCGTCGTCGGACGTTCGCCAAACTCTAACGATGAATCAATACACTTCTGCAACGCTTCGAGCGTAAGCCGTTGGTCCGCAGGAGTGTACGGTTTGCCAAGTTTTGAGCGATAAAGTTCGGCAAGTCTACGGCCTTCATTATAGTCGTCTTGAATTGAAGCGAGGTCGGCGTATACCGAATATAACCCGCAAATGTGATACCCTTGAATACGATCACGTTCGGGATGTTTGGGAATCCAAACACCATACTGCGTATTCAACTCTAATTTGCATTTGTAGCAAATTAAATGTGCTTTGCTTTCAGACGTGCGAAAAATACAATCAGGAAATGTATCTTCGAGAATGTTAAGCGCGTCGCAATGCTTACAAATGAGGTTCCAATACTTCATCGTCGAGCGTTGAAAGTCGCGGTCAATTCCGTAGCCATCGAATGTAGGCGTCGAAAGTTTCATGCGCCAGCGCAAACTACTGTGATTGATGCGTTGATCGGCTTGCGATTCTTGATCGTCTGTTACTTCGTCGAGTTCATCGAACACAATGAAATCCGCAGGCACAGACTTAGTACGAATAGACGAGCGCATTCCTCGAAAATACAAAAAGCCACGTCCGACTTGACGTAAGCCTATTGCGTCTTGTTTGTCAACGATTGACTTCAAGTGTGGCGATTCGTCAATAATCGGTGCAACGCGACCCTTTGAAAATTCGCTTACGTCTTGGTCGGTTGGAAAGAAATAAATGACGTTCATGCCCATTACGTCACACACGTAAAACGCGCGCGTAATGCTCACAATCGACGCGCCCATTTGAGCGCCTTTTTCCATTACAATGTACGGGTGACGGTCTTTGTAAATTTCGATAAGATAGTTGTGGCCTTCAAACGAAAAATTCTTGCCGTCAAGAATAATGTTTTTGAGCGTATAACCAAAAATGGTGCGTTCGCTTACCGCGTTAAGAAGCGCCTCAGCTTCGGAACTATTCGGCGACATCAGTTACGCTCACGTTTTTGATCGTCGGAAGCGTCGGCAAGCCGTACCGCTTCTTAGCAATAATGTCAACGGCGGCATCCAACTGCTCGTCGTCGAACCGATGCGTAACTGTCGTGCTCGTCTTCTCGGCAGTTGGGTCGCCCATGATGAGCCGCCGCGTTTTAATGAGGTTGAAGAAGTCGTTGAGGTTTACGTCGATAGCGCGGTTGCGCTCACCCTCGTCGAGCGAAGCCGGGTCGAGCTTCAGACGATCATAGAAACGATCTTCAAGCGTGTCGATGGCTTCAAGTTGTTTCTTCGCACGTTCAAGATGCTCTGGAAGCATAGCGTCGGCGAGCTTGTTGCTCAAATTGCGACCGACAACCTGGGCAAGCTCCACCCACTTGAACTCGGATGACCAACGCTTGAGCGTTGATAATGAAACTTTGATGCTCTGCTCTTTGCAGTGAGCTTCAAGCTTTGCGAGCGAACGCTCAAAACCGAGGCCGACGAATAGTTGAAAAATTGCCTGTTGGTCAACGTCCATTTCGGACAAAGAAATTTCAACCTGTGCTTCGGTCACTGTATGCCTTCAGTTTTAGCTTTGCGCCCATAGTTGCGGAAGCGGTCGCTTTGTCCCAGTTCGGAAATGACAGTTGGATCAACAACGGGTTCGTGTCTGGCCCGGTAACGAATTTGACTTTCGGTGAGGATTGGGTACTCACACTTTCGCTCTTTGACTGCATTGGTGTTAAGCAGTCTGTCGGCTTGTGCGTCGATTGAATCGTTCACCGTTTGACCTCATCCGAGAAATTTGATTGGCGACAGCCTTGGCCGTACGTCCAACGTGCTTGCCGAGTTCTTCGTTCGTA